CGTTTAAGTGCTTTTTCATCTGATGATGCTTTACCCTCCTTGTTTTTGTATACTGGAAGTTTTTTTTCAACGTAGAAATAATTTTTAACCTGAGCGGGGGAGTTAGAGTTAAGTTCCTTTCCTGCAAGTTTATTTAATCGTGCTTTAGCATCATCAATCTGCCTCCCAAGTTGATCATAGGCTTGTTTCATAGAGCCAATGTTAATCTTAATCCCATGTTCCATGATGTAAACATAGGGAAGTATAGATAAACGCTTACGCTCATATGCTGGATAGTTATGCTGCTTAATCAGGGACATGGTCTGTTTATGATAAGCGTCAGCACACACTACTGAGTCAAGTGCATTATACTTCCACCCTGCATCCCATGTCCCCACTCCTTTAAGCCAGTACTTTCCATCATCTTTATAATATGGAATGTCAGTATACATAGAACATATGAAGTGGAGGCCTACAGGGTAATCAGGAAGTAGAGTCTTCTGTGCTACCATTGTATCATGAATGTTGGTAGTTTTGATACCATACTTCCTCAACATATAATGGCAATCAAAAACTAAGTTTTGTCCTAGGATAGGAATATTAGGATCTTCAAGAATACGAGCAATGGCTAGTAAGATTTCTGCTTCCTGAGGTGGAGTGAAGTAATCTCCATCTTCCCCGATGAATGGAATACTGATTACCATATCAGGGGCATAAGCAAAAGATATACAGGTCATCTCCCCATTGAAAATATCTACCTCAATGTCATAAGCAATAAAGTTACCAAGAGTGCCCCACATCTTACACACTCTAAGGAACTCCATTGCTTGGGCAAAGGTAGGATGTATGATAATGTTACGATTGATAGGATTCCACTTGCCAATTGCTACTTCCTTAGCGCGTTTAAGATCGTAGATGAGTAGACGTTTATTAGTGTACTGCTTCCACACAGATGCGGGGGAGATAGAGGGAATGAACTTCTTACCTCCTACTAGTGCGCAGTCAATAACACTCCCCCTCCATCTAGTCACACCAAGCCTATCAGCAAGAGCGTAGAGGGGAAGATTGCCCAGGCCAATAATTACTTTAGCTGGATGAGAGGAGATTTCCTCTGCTAGTTTATCAATGTAGTAGCGACCTTTCTCAGTGACAGAAGGCCCACGTCGTGGGTGAAAGGAGATGTACTTCTCAATAATCTCATCTGCATCCTTGATGACATTAGTGAAGTAACAATCAGCAGCATTAATCCCTGCCATGCGGAGATCTTCATGTAGTTCCTGACCCGAGTATCCAGCGAATGGACGGCCAGATCGGATTTCATCAATGCCGGGCTGCTCACCTACAACGATGTAAGTGGCATTTCTTGAGCCAGATGGCGGTACGTAGGTTGCAGGGCTCATTATTAGATCCTTATTATATTAGGGTGGGATTCAAGAAGTATACATGGAACTTGAATATTCTCTCCGCAATTTAAATCTAAAGGATAAAGTTCATACGAACCTTCTTGATTTTCACCTCCTAGATAACACCCTATAATTTTCCATACTCTATATCCTCCTTTAGTTTTATAATTAGGCATTCTAATTATATCTCCAACTGTGTATACTTGTGACGGGCTTTCCATAATTACTCCTCAATCAAATCATGGAGCATTTGACAGTAGTGGCAGATCTTAAGGAGATCTAGTTTATCCTGCCCAGGACGAGAATTCTTGCCCATTCGGTTAGCGTACTTCTTGATCTGAGTTTCAAAGTCTTGGCGAGTGAACTCTGTACACTGATCAGATCCCTTGTCACCATACTGTTTAGTTGTATATGTATTTATATGATTTAAAACTTTAGATGAAAATTCTACCCAATCTTTTCCTCTTTCAGATATCTGCATATATAGATCCTCCAGATCTAGGTCTTCTATTACTTGCCTGTTCAGAACGAGTTGCCCATTTACAATTTTCTTTATAGTATCCTTTATTATTATCTATACGCTCAATAGTTAAACCTTCTGGCATTGGTCCCATATCTTCTATAAAATTTTCTATACTCATCCAGCTTTCACATACACTAATACCCCGCTTACCATAATTAATATAAGATTTATCCTTAGTATTAGTACATCTAGATATCATAGCTTTCCAGCATGTATAAATCCTAGGCCTATTTATATGACTTGCCATTCCATGAGTTCTACTATGTAATCCTTTCTTCTCACATGTGCATGCATAACCATCTCTTACATGATCAGATCTTACTCGTAATATAATTCCACATAAATTACATTTACATTTCCAGGCAGCAGCTTTTCCTATATTGCCTGACCTTTCTATTACGGTAACTTTTCTAAATATCTTACCAGTTAAATCTAAAACTCTAGGATGCATCACATCACTCCCCTTCTTTTCAATTCAAAGAAACACTCCATAGTGGCAGTCACGTCAGCCATAGCATCATGAGCACCGCTAAACTCCTTCTCAAAGAGGATTGAATAGAGTTCCATCAATTTAGGATACTTAAATCCACTCCCCCGCTTCTTAGGAAGCGCACAGAACTCAGTAGCCTGAACCATGGTGCAGTAGAATGGTAGATCTCTAATGTCTGTAAGCATTAGGTCTGGATCTGATGGGTCATCGTAGTGGTCGACAAGTTGGGCTGCAGTAAGTTCGATTATCTTGAAATCGAAGTTATGGTTATGGCAGACCAGACATTCAGCACTTTCAGTTAATTCATGGAACTTCTCGAAGGCTTCTTTAGGATGGATGCCCTCAGAATTTGCCTTCTCAGCGGAGATACCATGAGCTGCGAGGGCGTAAGGGTTGATGATTGCGTTGCCGATTTGAACTAGGGTGTTAAGTTCGTTGATGACTTCACCCTCAGGAGAGGCGAGAATTGCTCCGAGCTGGAGAAGGCGTGCTTGGTTGGGATCAATAGGGTCTTTCTTATTAGGCAGGCCAGTGGTCTCGGTATCAAAGAAAAGAATCAAGTTAGACATATTAATCCTCTAAATATTGTTTAAGTTTTAATAACTTACGATCCATAGCTCTGGAACATATTATATTTCCTATAAGTAATTCTATTTGACGTAAAGTAATTCTAACATCAGCAATTTCTTCAGCTATTTCTTCTATAGACCCACGCTGCTTAGTAGAATATCTAGTAATAACTAAAGCTAATTCTAAAAGTTCTTCTACTAGTATAGGATACCTACTCTCTACACCATATTTTTTAATAGCTTTTTCACATATATTGTCTATGCCCCTTCTCATACTAAACCTCCGTAGGGTAAGTTTCTTTAAGGTTAACTACATAACCATCCTTGTATTCTTGAGTGAGGTCATTACCAAAGCCCTTGCACTGGACTCTCTCAGCGGCAATCAATGTAGTGCCACTCCCCAAGAAAGGAACATACACTGTCTGGTCAGGCCTGGTGAAAGTGGCCAGAACTTCTTCCATCAACTCAATGGGACGTTGAGTAGGGTGATACTTCTTACTTGGTGTGAGAGGGTTGAAGTTGAAGACGTTAGGACGGCCCATTTTACTGAGCTTGGCATTACCTTTACGGCAGTAGAAGAAAGGTTCATAAGTGTTAGCCAGAGTTGTCTCTGGCTGCATTGTTTGCCCGTTTGGTTTACACCAGAGAGCTGGGAGCATGTTGAATTTGAAGTTGCTCTTATAAAGGAGGTCAGCCAACTGTTGAAACCACGGGTCCATGGCGAACCAGCAGAGGAGCCATCCACCCTCTCGGAGAATGCGATAAGATTGCTGAAATACATTAGCCATGAAGGGGAGATACTTGGCAGCCTCTATCTCATTATATCCCATCATGACACTATCACTCTTCTTGTTATGAAGATCCATTGCATAAGGCGGATCGATCTCAACAAGGTGGACGGAGTTGTCAGGAATGGTGGCCATAGTGGCGAGACAATCTCCAACAATGTAAGAGTCTATCATACGTTGGATGCGATCAGATTTGGAAGCCCTCTTTTGGAAGTTCTCAGATGCGGCTGAGATAGCCATCTTATTGCTGACACTCTTCAAGAGTTTCATCGCATCTGATTTGGTCTTACACTTGTCGAGGCCTAGCTCAGGATACTGGTCCATGGCCTTGGCAAGTTGAAGATCCCTAGATAGATTGGCAGGGGTCTCCTTGAGAAGAGCTGCTGTATCTGCTTGACTCCATCCACTCCCACCAGGAACTTTGCCATACTTCTTTCCATGAATAGTTTCTTGAAGCTCATGTATGGCTTTCTTTAGTTGAATCTCCTCAACAGGGGTCATATCTTTACGCTCTAAGTTCTCGGCCAACTCAATAGAACGTAAGTCAAGTTCAGTGATAGGATAGTCATAGACTTTGGCGGGGATAGTAGTCCATCCTAAGTCTAAGGCTGCCTGAGTACGACGACCTCCGGCCAAGAGTGTATAAGGCTTTGAAGTGTCTAGGCCTTCCATCTTTAGGACTCCAGTGAGGCCAACTGCTATGGGAGTGATTAGGCCGTTGGTCTTAATGGAGTGCTTGAACTGGCCAAGGTTCCCGTAGTCTTTACGGAAGCGATCTCCAATGTGGATTTGGGATAAGGGGATGTTTTCAAGAAGGGATTTCACTTAAGTCCTCCAAGCAGCTCAGCTGCCAGCATTGCTTTCATCTCAGGTGATAGTTTACTAATGGCATTTGAGATATCTTTAGTTTTAGGGTGATGATTCTTGGCACGTGTTACTTTGGTTGGCGCACTGGATTCCTTCTTAGTGGCACGAATGGGACGTTCAGGGCGAAGGCGTCTCTTAGCACGAATACCTTGGAGCTTTTCCAGAAGGTCTGGATATGAGAGGTCAGTGATGCTGGGGCCTAGAGAGTATATGGTTGCCATAATTAATCCTTTAAACGCCCTAATAAGAAAGGTATTTGTAATACACACAGTATTATACCCATAGGTAATGAATATACACTCATTATATACCCATTTATTGGTAATACTATAAATATAATAAACATAGTGTAAATTTTAACCCATTTCATTAGCCCTCCTTAATTGTGTCGTACGTGTAAGGGTGACCCGCCTTGGCTAGGGCAATTACATCAATGTGGCCAGACATAACTGGGCCTAATGCAGCAAAGCCACCTCTCTGGTGGAGTGAAATGACTCCATCAACTAGGGCTTGAAAGAATACTTTCTGTGTCCCATGAGGAAAGATATCTTTGAGAGCATAGTACTGGTCTTCACGCAGTTCTATGGATAATCGTGGAGTATAATCGTCTGGCATTCTACTTCATCTCCTTAAAAATAGAGGGGCCGAAGCCCCTCATGTGTTGTGCTATGTTACATAATGTAACAAAGCAAATTATGCTCCAGTAATAAACTTCTTGATCTTATTCTGCTCACCATACACAGGATCACTGGTCTTAGTGAGAAGCGCCCAGCCCTCTTTATTGATGAGGGCGTTGAGGTCAAGGTCTACAACTCCAAAGCATTTCTTGAACAGTTCAAGATACCACTTAATGGAGTTAAGACGTTTGGCATCAGTGTCCGGGCCAGGAAGGGAAAAGATCTGGGAAAGTCCTTTAGAGAATTCTTCATCTGGGATATCAAAGTTAACAATGAAGTAACGATTTCCACTATCACCAGTACGAATGATGTTGCCATCTTTATCTTTGTTGTAGCCGGTGATACGGATCTTATACTCCCCATCATCCACGGCTACAGGCTCACGAGCATCAGAGGTATCAATGTCGATGAAGGTAGTAGAAGTGGATTGTTCTTCGTTGTTGCCAGAGAAATCAGAAAAATCAGTCATAATAGTGTCCTCAATTTAAATTAGTTTAATTTCATTCCAATGGAATTTTAGTTAATCTTTAAGTAATTCAATTGTACCTTTTAGTTTGCCTATTGCTTTGATAGTGTTGTCTGTTTTGTCGAGTGCCTCCACACGTTTGAGGATTGATGTTAGATCTTCCTGAATAGTTAGTTCTCTATCAGGAATTTCTTTAAATTCTTTTTCTTCATTTGACTCGGTGATTTCTTCCTCCTTAGATAATACTTTATCAACAGTTTCTGAACTTACTGGAGTTAAGTCTACTTCTTCTTTCTTTTCTGATTCTAGGTTTAGACCCTTGATTTTAATTGGCTCCATCTTTCCTCCTATAAGCTAAAGTTTAATTTAGAGTCTTTCAACTCCACTCCTTGGTAATACTCATCAATACGATCTGATACTAGTTGTAGATCATTAGGTATCTTTTGTGGGAACATATCGAATGGACTCTTAGCATTGGTGTAACCGTCACTCTGGGTGGAGAAGTAGTATGTACGTTTCTGTTCATCATTAACTACATCACCATACAGCACGATGGCACTCAATCCTTCAGGAGTGATCTTCTCATCAAGCAATTTCCCTAAAGTTTTCATCTTACGTTCACCAGTGTTAGTCTCCTCCTCATGGGTGAGGAAGAAGACCTTGAGTCCTCCTCGCAACTTCGTTGCTAGGGATAGAACATCCCATATGTTCTTGGCCATCAATGTGAATTTGTCATAGCCTTTTACCATAGCATTGGACATGAACTCAGTAGCCATAATGTATTGGCCGTCGTCAATGACTAGGGAAGTGAACTTTTCATTCTTTCCAACTTCCATCATGGCACGTCGGATAGTGTCAGGATTGGCCTGGGTTATCATGTTCTGGCCTTCAACCCATTTGATTCCCTTGGGAAATGGGAGAGGTTTGCCAATTACACTGATCAAGAATGTAGATTCAGGATTCATATTACGCATGGCAGTAGATTTTCCACGGCCAGACTTTGCTACTACCATGACAAGCATAGATTTCTGGCCTTTGTACATGTCAGTGGCTGATGTGGAAGGTATTAGGTCACTCATTTGGAGTCCTCTTCTATAAGTTTAATATTAGGATTTAACTCTTCAAGTTTTGACAGTAGAGATTGCATCACTTTACTATTCTTAGCACAAGATTTAAGAACTTCAAGTCGATTAATGCGATTCATTTCAGCATCAAGTTCTTCCTCAATTTGTGTAATGAGTTCATCTTGTTTTACTTTGATGTAGTAGTCAGTAAGGTTAACTCGAAAGGCAATCCATTTACAGGCTTTAGATTTAGATGCCTCACTGAGACCATTTGTCTTTGACACCATTACAATTTTAGGAGTCTCTCCCACTACAACACAAACCCAGTCACCTGGTTTAAGATCCTCAATGTCAGTGAAGTATGCGTAGGATTTTTCACTCAGCGTTCCACGCTCATCGAAGCGTACTTCTACAATTTTACGATTAATTAGAGATGTTTTCATCTTAGGTGACTCCTTATTTAAAGTTTAAATATAGCTAATCTAGCTCTAAATTCTGCAGGTTCCCATTCAGATTTGAAATTTTGTTTAGATTTAACTTCTATCTTTATATCTTTTTCTTCGAAACTAACATCTCCTAATTTATTTAATAGATAGTTTAAAATTAAAGTTCTTAATTCATGTTCAGTCACTTCAATTTCTAATCTCATAACGTCATTACCTCCCTCAATTCTTCCTCAAGCGGATTCCAGAAACTAATCTCCAAATCATTAGGCATCCTGTGGAGGTGTTGAAGTGGGTTTTGCCATGCACGGCATAGGTCTATATAAGTGCAAGCCTTGTTGTAGTTAGTGCATGAGCGCCCATTCTTGGGGAAGCACGTCATTAAATCATCAGAATCAGAACATTGACTTAACGATTCTTTATCTTTATTGATAAGATCTATCCATTCTCTAGTATTCATCATCCAATCGTACATACGGGCATTTGATAAGTTGATTGGGAATCGTTGGAGAATGAAGTCAACTCCTTTATATGTGGAGTCTTTAGTCTTTTTGAATTGAAGAAGGTTTATGATAACTCCACTCACTTGCTCAGGTGGGAAGATGCAATTCAATACATGAGTGTACGTTCCGCACTGGATACCCATCTCATGCTGAATATCATAGTTGGAGTTGGTATAGTTTCCAGCAGAAGTTTTATGCTCAAGTGAACAGTAGAGGCCACTATATCTATCACGAAGAATAGTATCCATCTTAAAGGCAATTTTGTAATCATCTCCAAGGGAGACAGTTCCTCCGAACTCAGTCTTATATACTTCATATTGGGCTTTATCACTAGCCCATTGCTTTAAATACATAAGGAGGCAATCAAAGAAACGGCTCGGAGTCTTAGGGGTGTAGATAGGATCAGTCGATTCAGGAAAGATCATTCTATATTCATTGTTAAATATTTCAATGGCCTCAATTACTGACTTACCACTATACTCATGAAGTATGATATGCTCCAAAGCAAGGTGAACACACTTGCCAAAGTGCAGATGGTTGGATGGATAAGATGAGCGCCACCCTAGCATGTATTCGTAGAAAAATCTACGAGGACAATCTTGGTAACATTGGATCTTGGTGGAGTCTAAGATATCTTGTGATGGGTGGTAGGGGATAGGTAATGGTTGCATAGGGTGCCTCCTTTGCTATGTTACATAATGTAATGTAGCAGGTTAAATAATTCTTACAGCCCTCGAGAAGAGTGGCACTTTGTTTTTGTCAGATAGGGTTTGGTACTCTACTTCAAGGGTATCTCCTCCAATATTTCCACAAGTTGTATACCTGTTCCATATAATACGACGTTCATCATGGTTGAGTTTTCCTGCTCCAACTTGGAATCTCGTTTGCATATCGTCGATACAGTTAAATCCTCCCAGAATTCCTTTAGGTGTACCGTCTTCACTGATAGCTTCATAGCAACCTGTTATCTTGTAGTGGTCTGTAGCCTTAGGTTTAAACTTCATCATCGCACCACTTCTCTTTCTCTCATAAGGGGCGCTTAACTCACGGATGATAAATCCCTCATACCCCTCCCCAATGAAGCGATCGTAGAGTTGATAAACTTCTTCAAGATTATTCGCTACATGAGAATTAACTAACTTTACTGGCCCTCCAAGGGTTCTAATGTCAATGGTGGTTAGGAGTTTACGAAGCTCTACACTTCGCATAAGCTGAGGTTCATTACGAGAAGGCCAATCAAAGATGTGGAGTTCCATCTCACCATAGTTAGAATGAAGATCTACTGTGCGACTAACTACTGAGTGAATCTCTGCCCAAGTCCTCCCATGTTTATATAGTTCTCCATCAAACTCACCAATGGGAAGATGGGTCAGACACCATTGTTGGATATGAGGAACGCTGAGAATCAACTCTTCCGTGGAAGAAAGTAGGAGGCAAATCCCTTCTTCACGGATAACTCTACAGCGTTCCCCATTTAACTTGGGTTGGACAAGATAGGGCGGAGTCCAACGGGTGTGGAATCTACCTTGATTTAATAGGCGACGCTCATCGAATGGCATTGCAAGTTGGATGCCTTTACGTTTACGAGTACCGTTGAGTTCCATATCACTCACCCTCCACAGGAAGTCTCCATTTAGTCCAAGTAGTTAGACGAGCACTCATGCCACGTCCAGTGAGGTTCTTGTAAGTCCATGAATCACAGCCCATAGGGAAGACGACTGCGTTGATCTGATCCTTATCATTGAGGGAACGTTGAGTGTGGTGGAGATAGCGTCGGAGCCACACCTTTTCATCTTCAGTGACCATTACCCTAGTGTCAAGTGGGAGGGATAGAAGTTCACTTTGCGGCATGGAAGTCCTCCACATTAGCTACAGTGAAGAATTTAATTCCATCTACTACCTCATACAAATAGATAGGATATTGGTCACAGTCTAATCGGTGATTAGATGCTTTGTAATTATCTAAATTTTCTAAGAATTCTTTAAGTCCTAAGTGAACTTCAGGGGGTATACAGTATGTATTAATACAAGTTATTTGTTTCGAATAATCACCCAGTATTACTAAAGCATCTACTGTCGCAGTTACTAAATTAGCCATTTGGTTGCCTCCCAAATCTTCTATTAAGTTAGAATGGTGCAATTATTCCAGTAATAATGTTTTCAAACTCTTCACGGAGCCTGCGAAGTTCTTTAGCTTTCTTTTTCCCGTCAGCAATTATACTATCCATCTTATCAGCGTCATGATCAGGAGTATATTGTTGGTATGCTGCCTCAATTAAATGTTGACGTATTAATTGACTTAGATTATCTACAATATCAAGATGTATTTCTTTACGAGTTTCGCTATTCATAATATCCTCCTAATGTAAGTTGGGATCCCAGGAGGGCTGAGTGCCCTCCCAGGATTTGGTGCAAAGAAATGATTGCTGGATTACCGGAGCGTCCGGCTTGCCTTACCTCTGCGTATAAGAGCCAGCAATCAACTTAAGGCTTATTCTACGGGGATACCCAACGCGATAAGTTGTTCTCTCTGCTGCTCGGGAGTCATCAGTTTGAAGGCTGCCTTGAAGGCTTCCAACGGGTTCACGGCAGTACGCTCAACGATCATGCCGATCTTGTAACCATCCAAGTAGGACTGGATAGCTTCGGCAGTCATACCGGCCTTTTTCTTCTCACGGATGATAGATTGGATTTTCACCTTGGCAGCAGCTACGAACTGAGAAAAGACAACATCAGCGCCAAACATATCATTGGCCTCGTCCAGAGTCTCACCAAAGTCATAAGAGCAAGTGACATCGGTCCAGATTGGTGCTCCCTCAGCGTCAAGCACCGGGGTGTTGTTTTCATCTTTCTCCTGATAACGTGCCTTGATTTCTTGCTTAGCCATAATTACCTCCATTAAGTTGGGATTAAGTTCTGGTATGGCGACCAGTTGATTGGATGCACCACGCATCCGTTTTAAATTGTATGGGGATTATACCACGAAAATGGGATTTGTCAATCAGTAATAAA